CAGATTTAGATTGTTGACCAGGATCTGCTTTCTTTTTGCGACGAGCAGCAGATAATCTTTCTGACTTACTCATGCTTGCTCTCTTTGAGGATGATACACATTTTGGTGTACCCTCACCAGGTTCATCACTTGCACAGGTTCCACCTGTGACTACGTTGACCCAACCACCTTTACCATCTTTAGATTTGGAACCCTTAAACCATTTATGCAATGATCCTTCACTCATTCCTCCTCCATTTCCACCACCGTTGGATCCACCATTGCCACCACCATTACCATTACTACCATTACCATTACTACCATTTCCATTGCCACCATTCCCATTACCATTTTTCTTTTTGCCATTTGTATCATCATCGTCTTTTTCTTGGCGTAAGTAACCACCATAACCGATGCGATATCCTTTTGGAATTGGTTTACACTTCTTGTCAGTATTACAATAATAGTATCCAGATTTACACTTTTTCATTCTTTGGATTCGGTGCCTCTTTATTATTTAGAAAACCTTTTTTCAGTATCTTTGATAACTCTGAAGTAGATCCAACAAATAGGGCATTATTTGTCACATTATTATTTGTTGTTTTATTTGTATCTTCTTCAACTTCTTTTACTTTCTTTTGCAAGTCCATAAGTTTATCAGTTGTGTCTGCAACTGACTTAATCAATTGTCCTGCAACTTCATATGCTCTTGGACTAGCAGTCTCACCAGCAACTTCCATAATACCATTGATTGCTTCTTGTCCTTTTTCAATTAAAGAATATAAATTACCTCTTGTATATTCATAATCTTTTCCTACATCTTTATCTTCAACTTTTTTAAGTTGACCCTTCTTAGATGCACATACATCCTCTGGTGTTGGAACAATTTCAGACTTAACATTCAAAGCCTTGTCGATAGGATCATAGTTAGTCATTAGATATCAGTTTGCCTTGTAGGACTGTAAGATTTGGAATCTGAGAAGAATGATGTAGTCTCACTGAATCCAAAATCATCATCAGGTCCTGCATTAACAGGATCTGGTGTTACTGTATATCTAACTTCACGTTTTGAATTCTTAACATCAGTATTTGCACTGTAATCGATTTGAACTTTTTTGATAAGACCTGATGAAGACTCTGCAACAGGACCGAATAAGTATGTTTTTGCTGTAAATCCTAAAGTATAAATTAACGCACGTCTTGTTGAAAAATCTCCTTCATAATCATCTTGAAAATTTATACTGTCTAGAACTATTGGTATATCTCTTTTTTCTCCAATTGATTTAACTAAATCAACTGTAAGATTAAATGATGGTTGGAAGTATGGTAAAATTTGTTCAATAATTTGTAGAGCATCATCGTTTAATTTAGCAAGAACATTTAATTCAAATCCAATATTATAAGGAACTGGCATAAAAACTTTCTTAATATTATTTCCATCAGATGCTTTAAATGTTTGTGTAACTCCAGTTTTTCGAGAAGAGTCATAACTAACATTATTCATCTCAAATGACATTCTGGGAAGAGTAATTCCAACTGGTTTATTTAAATCTGCTTGTTGTTCTAGTCTTGCAAGGAATTTTTGTGAAGGTCCATATGCTAAAGGGACTTTTAATTCACTATAAGTATTACCTGCCTTATCATCATGTCGAATACTGATAGCGTTAAATAATGTTCCAAAAGAAACAATTGTCTTTCTAATTATTTCGTGATAGTAATAAGTTCCTAACATTAAAATGTACCAAACGGGTTTCCTTCTGAGAAATCAATAATTGCATCTGCTTCTGTTTCGATTTCATCACCTTTATCGTATTTATCCGCAAATTCTGCTGACTCTATGAAATCAACAGTATATCTGGCAGAGGATGCTGCTCCTGTAATTACATCTCCAGAGACAAATGTTCCATTTGTTGTTCCTAGTTTTAGTGTATTTGTAGTTACATTCCAAGACTTAACTCTTGCTGTTGCATTTGAAACTGAACCAGTAACAACTTCATTGAACTGGTAAGTACCAATACCTGTAATAACTGGTGGTGGAGTTACAGTTCCAATTGCAGTTCCTGTAGTATATCCAATACCAGCATCCGAAATAAGTATGGATGTTACAAATCCTGCAGCATTTATATTTGCTCTTCCAATCGCAGTTCCGACTCCTGAAGTTGGTGTTGTAAATGTTAACGTTGGATTAATTGCATATCCACTACCACTTGATGCGATACTTACCGTTCCAATACCAGCAGAGGTAGTAACCAAATATGCAGTTGCTGCAGCACCCACACCATAGGATGTAGATCCAACTCCAAGAACAGTTGATGCAGCACTTACAATAGTAACAGTTGGTGCGACTGTATATCCAGCACCAGGATTTGTGAGTAGTATTTCTTTAACAGAATTAACTCCATTGATTGATGTTGTTATTGCAACAGCAGTTGCATCTATTCCACCATTTGGTGCTGTTCCAATTGCAACATTTGGAGTTCTTGTATAATCATATCCATCTTCATTTAAGAAAATCTTACGAATATATCCAGATGTGGTTGTAAAACCTAGACTTGCAGTTGATCCAATTGATATCAGTTTAAGAGATGTAATGTATCCTTGATCTACTAATGCATCATCAATTTCGTCAGTTGTAGTGCTAAGTTGATCCCATCCACCAACTTCGTCTTCAAGTTCAAAGAGTTCACATCTAAGTTCATAAACATAATTCTTTCCTAACTGATAAAAAGGTTTTTCGTGTTCTACAAATTTTATCTCAAAAAGTCTATTTCCTAATGGGAAGAATATTAAATCACCCTCACTAGGTCTACTTGTAACTTCAATTTCCCCCTCTGGTAAGTTTACTAAAAATGGTGAAATGAAGTCTTCAAATCTCTCTTTCGATATTGTAACTATAAGTTCATCTTTTAAACTCATTCCAAATTTAGTCATAATATCACCAGCACCACCATATCCTTCATAAGTATTCACATATGCTTCAATCGCAAAGTTATCTCTGAATGATGATGATTGTACTTCCGTAAAAATACTATCTTTGTTAACAATTCTACGTGGTAAATATATTACTTCAATACCATAAATTTTCAACTGTTCATTGATTAAATCTTGAACGAGTCTTTGTTCACTTTGAGATCCTTGTAGAAAAAAGGGATTTAATGCCATTATACACTATCCTATAAAATCGAGAGGTGGTAATTCGTACTCCGAAATAAGTTTTTCCCTAATGCTTTCTATCTCCCTCTCAGCATCTTCATAAATTTGTCTGCCATTCAACTCTAACCCACCAGGTAATTTGACACCTTGAAACTTAATTAAGTTTTGACCCCATTGTCTTTTTACTAATGCTGTTAAATATAACTTTAAAAAACTATCATTATAAACACCAGTAAAATTATCAGGATCTAGAATTCTATCACATTGAATGACTAAGAATGTTCCTACCTCTTGTGCTTTCCAATCAATATCAAGATATAATCTATTTTGTCTTTTGTTAAATCTTATTTGCTTATCTGTAGTTAATAAATGATCAATGTCTTCCAAATATCTTTTCGTCATAGAATATTGCAAAAGATTCACTGAATTGAAATAATACAAATCATTTAAAAATAACTGATACTTGATACTAAACATTCCACCAGATATCGAACTGGTGTCAAATTTAAATATTTTATCAATCCCAACAACTGAATCTGGAACTTGAATAAAGTTTGATGTTTCGTAAAAGTTTGAAGTAACAGTCCCTAAACCACTGATATTTGTAGAGTTTCCAGTAGTAGTAACGATTCCAACTCCATCAGTTCCCTCTGCCTTTCCTCTATCAATATCTTCCTGAGTTAATTGATATTTTAAGTACATTCTCTCAATACCATCAAAATGTCTTTCATTAAATAGTTGAATAGCATCATCAACCAGATCATCAACCTGATCGTCATCAACGTTTATTTCTAAAACTGGCGCACCTAGTTTTCGAAAACAATAATCGATTAATTCTTGTCTAGTACTTGGTTTTGCCATCAGAAAGAGCCTCCATCTATAAGTCCAGCAGTTAAAGTTCCTGTTACAGTATGGTTTCCTGTAACTGTAAATAAACTTCCATTAAAAGTTAGGTTTGTACTATCCTCAAGTTCTCCACCTGCTCCTGCAAGAACAACACGACCAGAAGTTAAATCAGAAACCTGTAATGAGTTAGCAACTAATCCACCAGAGATATTTGCTCCACCATTTGCGTCTATCGCACTGGTGAATGTAGCAACTCCAGAACTTACAACTAATCCACCAGAATTTATTCTGACTCCACTTCTAGCAGTAACAACACCAACAGAGTCGATATTTGTTACATCTTCATAAGTTAATGTTCCTGCTATTGAAACATTACCATTAAATTGAGCATTACCTACAAAAGTAGATAATCCTGTGATATTTAGAGAATTACCTCTTAAAGAATCTAATACGATATCATCACTAACAAATAAATCACCACCAACAAACAAATCATTTGTTGTAGTGACTACTCCGACAAATGTTGATACACCTGATACATTAACATTATCTAATTCACTATGACCATTGACATTTAAATTAGTTAAAGTTCCTAATGAAGTTATGTTTGGTTGAGAAGCAGTATTAACTAATCCTGCTAAGTTACCAGTAAATGTGGTAGCAGTGATGGCACCAGAAACATTTACATCATCTAACTCTGTATGACCATCTACATCTAGGTTACCAGTTGAGTTTATAGATGCAGCAGTTATTATACCAACATCTATATTTGGTGTACCTGATAAAGATAATGCGGTATCAGCAATTCCAGTGACATTACCTGTTAAATTTCCTACTACATTACCAGTTACATTACCAGTTACATTACCAGTTACATCACCAGTCAAATCACCTACAACATCACCCGTTAAAGGTCCTACAAATGAACTACTGGTTGTAATACCACTAACAACAAGATTATCAAGGGATAATCCGCCAGTTAAATTTAATCCTCCAGATAAAGTTGATATTCCAGATACACTAAGTTGAGTAACTGATGCGATTCCACCAATTACGTTCTGAGCTGTGACAGCACTAACTGAACCACCACCAGCACTGGATAATATTTTTATTGCGTCTGTTTGTCCAACCCTAACTTTGATAGGCATTATCGAGTTACTCCCTCTCTTACGAGTACAGAACCTTCTACGACTCTTGTTTTTTCATCTGCTGCATTTGCAATAATAATATCATAGATGTATCGACCTGGTTTTGGTACGGATGATTGTGCAGCCGTTAAACTGATAATAATTTTTCCATTATCAGCATCTGAAATTGTTGTTGTAAAATCAGTTTTGGAACTACTTCCAGCATGTTTTCTAAATTGAGATGTGACTGTAAACCCATTCAAATCCAAAGGACCAGAATCGTCACTCTGAACTAGATCAAAAGTTTGACTAAAAGTTGACCCTGCATTAATGATTAAATTCGATACATATACGGCTGACATCTATTTCAATAATATTTTCTAATTATATTTATGACTTATTATTGCCCTCTACTAAAATTTTAAGCAGTGACTTAATTTCATCAATATCATTTTTCATATTTTGGATTTCATCTTTTTGTTTTTGTCGAGTCTCTACAGATTTTACATACTGAGAATATCCATGATCGTCACAATTAATAATTGCACCTGTTTTAGGATCTCTGTATAAATTTGGATGACCTTCTACTTTTATCATTTTACAGCAATTGCTCTTAGTTCTTTAATTCTTGGTGGTTGAGCCTGATTTGTTCCCAACATCACTAACTTAATCGTAAATCCAGTAAATTCATCTAAATTATCAACAGTGAATTGATATTCTCTAAACTCATCAGACCTACTTATCGGAACAAATGTATCTGATCTACCATCATTTTTAGATTGATCATCAATAACAAATCCATCTCCATCAACTTGAGTTGTATTATTAAATCCAGGAAATAGATTGAATGATTGTTCAACTTCACTTGAGTCTGCTTTAGTAAGACTATATAATACTCTAAAATCTGAGGATTCTGGTCTACAAGCACTCAATATTACTTTTAATGAAGTGGCAGGTTTGTTTAAAAATACAGTATTTGAAACATAAATTGATGCATGAGGATCATCAACAATTGAATTTACTCTATTATCTTCACTATATCTATCTTCTCCAATTGGATTATTCAATCTATTACTTATAAACTCAGTTTCAGATCCACTACTTAATGTAATAATAGGAGATATGTTTTCATCATTTGAACTTAAATTAAGGATAGTTGAGAATGATTTTCCGTTAGGTAGTCCTTGTAAATATTGAGTTTCGTTTATTTTCGAAGTAACCATTTGAACAGTATCTAATGAATTGTAAGTATTCAACTGGACATTTTGGAATCCTTCATCTATAAATGGAACTTCATTACCACCAACACTTGTTCCTGTCACTGTTCTAATTGAAGCACTTACGTTCGTTCTAGCACCAGTTACTCCTGTAGGTGTCAATACATCATATCTTGGAACCAAGGCACTATAGAGAATGTTCTCGGATGCTCTGACGTTTGATCCTCCCACAAATGCCTCACTATTGAATGATAATTGTGGTTCTGTGGCACTATCTGCAGATCTATTTTTTCCGTTTGCAGTTCTATCAAAAGTGACGTGGTAATTATCAAGATCAATAGGAGAACTTAATCCAAGAGTAGATGTATCTGGGACTTGAATTCTTCTCATTGAGACACCACCAAATTCATATTTTTTAACCACTGCATCAATTTGATGTTCGATTGGAACTGTATTGTCAACACCTCTTTGATTTCCAGTTCCAGATGCAATATTAAGAACACCCGATCCTACAGATTGATATCCAATAATTTCATCTCCAATTTGAACATAACCAATATTTGTTGCACTTACAGGTATTCCTTCAAAATTAGTAAATGGAGTAGTAGAACCTATACCAATTGTATTTGTTTCGGTTTTAGATAACACTGCAGTCAAAGTAGTTGGAGCTACATCAGACTCTATTCCCTTAATCTTAACTTTATTTGTAGTGGAATACATACCATGATTAAAATGATTTACTTTAAATACATTTCCTGCATTAACTCCTGAAGTATTGAAGTCTCTTCTAGTAATAAAACCAGTTGATCCGAATGATACAACAGTATTACTATCATTAAAATATCTAAGTGGAACTGTGTTATCTGCTGTATATGAAGTATCATCTGATTGAATATCAGTTAGATATAAAGTATCAATACCTAATGTTTCTGTGATGGTGATTCTTGCATTCTCACCTTCTCCACCTTGTACACCCACAGTTGAAGTTACGATACCAACCACATCCCCAACTTTATATCCAGTGCCATTTACGACTGGAACTGCACTTACTAAAGCACCACCAGATGCCTGTACGTTTAATGTTAATCCACTTCCCTCACCAGTTATGTTAAAGGTGCTAACATTTGTGTCTGTAGCATAATTAGTTCCTGCAGTTGTAATACCAACAGCATTTACTGAACATCCAGTTCCTACAACTACAGCAGTGCTTGTTGTACGACTACCACATATTTTTCTACCTGGTGAAAGAATATCTGCTACTCCATTGTTCAAAGTTGTAGTAATACCAATACTTCCTGTTTTTGGTAAAACTTGAATTGGATTGTCATTTAATACTGGCATATATCCATTACTATCATTTAAATCTGGATTATTGAAGTAAGCTGATCCTGATAATGAAGTAAACTTAGCTTTATATAACTTGAATGTCATATCTTGAGTTTGATCTTCAGTCCAAAGAGAACCATTTTGAGATTTAAACAATGCACCTGCACCATATTGTGTGCTGTATATTAATGATGCTCCAGAGTCTGCAGATTGTATTGAACTTGCATTTACAGCACGACCACCATGTCTTGCAGTCCAAACATTATAGGCAGTGCTATTAGGTGCTACTAATACGAAAGAATAAGTATTACCTGGTGCCAAATATATTGGTTCTGGGAATGTGAATTTGGTTGGTTTACTTGCAGCATCAGGATCAGACTCAATTAATGTAATTTCATTTCCGTTTGCATCAACACCTTTTGGTCTTAAAGTTTTACTTCTTCCTGCTAAAATCATTGATGGTCGAGCATCACCAGTCGTAGTTCTAACTTCACAAACAATTGGTGTATTTGACACTGTGTCAACTGTAGCAAAATATACCTCAACAGATGTGATGAATACACCATTAAAATCTTTATTTGCTTCAGCTGCACTTGGTGCTTTCACATTACCACCTACTAAAAATGTTTGTGCTAAAGGATCTCTTCTTCTTGATCTTCTTCTTTGCCTTCTTCTTCTTCCTCCTCCAGTTCTTCTAGTAGTAACAACCCTTCTTGGTTCTGCTTGAAAATTGATTGTAGTTGTGTCTGTTGTTATTGTGATTGTATTTTGCCACTCTTCAACTGTACCGAAAGCAGAATAGTTTGTTTCTGCTGTTAAAACTCCAAATTTTTCTGTTGAATCTACAATTTCATTTGTAGGACTCGTTGTTAATTTTAAATTTTTTCTACCACTTTGTATTTTTACAACAGGAGATGGTTGAGTATGTGGATCTCTCAAGAAACATGATCCAATTAAATCACCAAAAGCATCAGTGATTAACCTTAAATCTTTTACATATGCAGTTGCACCACTTTCTTGTCCAACTAATAATGAATTTTTAGATAGATATCCGTAAAAATTACCTTGTGCTTCCTCAGATAATGCTTTAGTATCAACATTTAATATTGCAGATGATTGACTATAATCGTTTGGAATTGGATTCACACCAGAACTATATGGATCATTTAAATAAACTTCTGTTGGATTATTAAATGCACCAGATTTATGATCTGGTTGACATACTCTGAAAACCATACTTACGTTACTGCTAGAACTTGGATATACGTTTACAGTTTCCCCAATTTTGAAAGAACCATTTGAACCATACTCTGTTCCATTTACACTAGGTGTAATTTCAAGTAATTTTGGAATGATATCAAATATTTTTTGACCATCTAAGAATAAATATACTTCAACATAATCTAAAAATCCACCTGAAATAAATTGAATATTTCTAGACCTCATAAAATCATCTGACAACGAAGATACAAGAGAATTTTGAATAGTTCTATCAACATTACTAACTGTTACAGATCTATTGGCAGTTCCAGCAGTAATGTTTTGAACTGTGTTAGTTCCTGTTTGTCTTATAACTTGATCTGGAAGACGAACTGTTCTTGTCCATATATCCTCTTCTGGATCTAATTCTACATTTCCTTCAAATACAGGCAATTCATAAGGGTTAACGTTGATAATATCATTGACATCACCAGTTTTTGTCGCATATGGTTGAGTTATCCATTCAATTTCTTCATAATTTAAAGTTACAACATTTCCTGTTTTCTTCACATTTGGATCAAATAGTTCAAAGTCTGTATTAAAATCTAATTCAGTACTAATTGTAGATTCTTTAGGTGTTACTTGAGATGCTAAAGTATCTCTTGTTCTAAAGGATATTAACTCCCGTGATTCTGGATTTACTTGTACTGATGATAGATTTCTATTAATAAAACTATAGTCCCTAAAAGCATCTGCAAAAAATCCACTTTTAAACCTATTTTTACCCTCTTCATCTTGAATTTGTAATGATTGAGCATTCACTTCCAATAAAGACAATGTGGTAGTTTCT